TAAGTAATTATAAAATCCATAAAAATTGTCATGATTGTGTTGTAAAATTTGAACATAAATTAAGATTAAAAGGGGAATATAATAATTATCTTAAAAAACTACAACTAAAAAATCGCCTTACCGAAATAGACGAAATGGAAAGTATGTTTTTAGATTTAGCTAATCAATCAAATGAAGGATACATATCAGAACACGGTGAATTAGAAAGATGGAAAGGTGGAGTAGATACAAGTAAAATGTCAGCTGCTATTTCAGAAGCTGCCCAACAAGGTCGCGAAGCTGTAAAAAAAGAATTAACTAACAAAGAAGATTAATATTTATAACAAATGAGCAAAAACATTGGAGATGGAAATAATGTAAGATCACCTCGTCCATTCGTAGATGATGAAGCCGAATTGAATAATTATTTAGAAAAAAACATATATGGTGGTGAAGGTAACCACTATAATAAAGATAGAGCTATGCCAAACCCAAACAGAACACGATTTACTAAATTTGAAGAAAATTTAAAAAATTCAAAAAGAAATTTATCATTAGATGATAAAGCTAAATTATATTTTATGGGTATGATGAAAGCAGGTTTAATAGATACATTACCAGAAAACCCAAAAGCAGCTTTTGTCCAAGCAATGATGGATTCAGAATTAGCATCTATTTTAGGTGATGAAGAAGATCCTAGAAACATGGGTGAAGTAGAATATAATGTATCTGACCCAAATGATGTTCCTGATAATTTAGAACCCGAAGATAAAGTAAATATACAAAAAGAAAACAAAATGAAAAAATCAGACCTACTAAAAGATTATATGTCTTCACGAAAAGAGACTAATCTAAACGAACAAATGATTACACACCGAAAAGAAGCTAAACGTAGTATTCTTATGGAGGGTGCAATGAAAAAATTCTTTGAATTATTTGAAATAGGCCGCACAGACGAAGAAATTGTTTTAGATTATGCAAATAAAGGAGTTCAAGTTCCTGAACAATTTGTATCTAAAGCAAGAAGTCAATATGAAGGTCTTAAAAAAATGAAACTTGAATTAGATATGAGTGAAAAAGAATTTAAAAACTCAGCTAAAGACATAGTTAATAATCCAGACGAACAAGTAGTTAACAGTGAAGAAAAACCACTTTCATCTGGCATTTACGGGGCATAATGGAAAAATTAAGAAAATACATCCGTAAAGAAATTCAATCTTTACACGAACAAAAATCATATCCTGTTCCTTTAGAATTAATGGATGTGTTAAAAGGTGAACTCGAAATGAGACCCTTAAAACGCTACATTAATAACATTAAGGCAGTTAATTCAATTCCACCTTCATATAAAATATTTTTACATAATGGTCAAGATTTTGATGTTATATATTTAGGTGATCAAATGAATAATTTTAAAGTTCGTATAGCAGACAAAGAATATGATTTGTTAGTAGTGGATGACAAAAATTACGCTATAGATGCTCTTAACAGACTTCTCACAGCACCTCTTCCTCCTAACTTTGGTGGAGATGATGATGGAGAAGAAAGTGATGGAGACTTTGGAGGTTCATCATCAAGTGGTGGGGGATCTACCACAGGATTTGGTGGTGGAGGAGATGAAGGTGGAGCTGATGATGACGCAGCTGAACCAGATGAAGACGAGCCAGCAGACACAGAACCAGAATCAGACATGATATAATGGAATTAAAAGAAGCATTAGCAGAAGTATATAAAGCAGCACAGGAGAAATTTAACATTAAAGAAACTCCTAAATTAATTATTCGTGAAGACGAAGAAAATGCTGAAGGTATTTTTGGTAAAACTGCTTACTATGAACCTGCTACTCAAACAGTAGTATTGTATGTTACAAACAGACACCATAAAGATGTTTGTAGATCATTTGCTCATGAATTAATACATCACGTTCAAAATTTAAGAGGTGACTTTGAAATGGGAGACGCATCATCACCAACATACGCCCAAGATGATGAACATATGAGAAATATGGAAAAGGAAGCCTACTTAAAAGGCAATTTACTTTTCAGAGATTGGGAAGACTTTTATAAAAATTATAGACAAACAAACAGTCCTAAATAAAATGAAAAGAAGAGATTTACATAAATTAGTTAAAGAAGCAGTTGCTGAAGTAAGACAAGAAGAACTTCAACAAGAAGGGAAATTTGGTAAATTTTTAAGTGGCGTTGCTTTATTAGCAGCATTAGTTGCTGGTAATTCTAAAATGAATGATCAAATTTATGATCAATCACCTAAACTTAAAGTTTTAGTACAAAAATTAGAAAAGGCTAAAGCAGCAGGCAATGAAGATTTAGTTGATAAAATAGAAGATCAAATTAAATTTCAAAAAATTCGTATTGACGTAAATAGATAATTATGGGTATATTAAATAAAATATTTTCAGGAGGAGCTAAAGAATTAGTTGAAGGTGTAGGTGGTGTTTTAGACAATTTAACAACTACCAAAGCTGAAAAACTCGAAGCAAAACGCAAAATGGAAGAATTAATAAAAAACCATGAAGCGAAAATGGAACAAAATATTACTGATCGATGGTCAGCAGATATGAATTCAGATTCTTGGTTGTCAAAAAATGTTCGACCTTTAGTATTAATATTTTTGGTTGTGTCAACTGTTCTTATGATATTTATCGATGCAGGAACAATTGCATTTGAAGTAGAACCAAAATGGACAGATCTTCTTCAATTAGTATTAATTACTGTTATAGGTGCCTACTTTGGTGGACGTTCTATAGAAAAAAGAGCAAAAAAGTAAACATTTAGTCTGATTCATAGCCAGACGACATTAAAAATAAATCAGGATCTGTGGCCCTATCATTTGGATTGGGTCACTTTTTTTCGTATATTAATAAAAAAATAATCATTATGAATGTAGTAATAGTAGGAGCAGGTGTAGCAGGTGTTAACGCCGCAACAAAACTTGTAGACAACAACTTTAAAGGTAAAATTACAATTATCGATATGGGTAAAAATCCATACGATAGATTACCTGAAGAAGTAATGACAGGCTTTTTAGGAGCAGGTGGTTGGTCTGATGGTAAATTAACTTATCACACTTCAATTGGTGGACAATTATCAAAATACTGTGGTGAAGATAAAGCCATGGAATTATTTGATGAAGTTATAAACAACTTCAAACGTTTCCATCCTAAACCAGAAGAAGTACAATGTTCAGATCCTCAAGCAGAACCTGACTTTATTAAACCACACTTTGGTTTAAGATTATTTCCAGTATGGCATGTTGGTACAGATTATTTACATGAAATTGGTAAAAATTGGTATAACCATTTAGTAAATAATGGTGTTGAATTTATTTGGGAAACTAAAGTAACAGACATTGATTTTGAAAACAAATTTGTGTCTTTAGGTGCTGTAGATGAAATGTCTTATGATAAATTAATATTTGGTGTTGGTAAATCAGGAATTGATTTTGGAAAACAATTAGCTGAACAATATGAATTACCTACAGAACCAAAGTCAGTACAAATTGGAGTACGTTTTGAAGCACCTCAAAAACACTTTCAAAAATTAATTGATGTAAGTTACGATTTTAAATTATACCAAAAATTTGAAGACAAAGGTGTATCATTACGTTCATTCTGCACAAACAACAATGCAGCTTACGTTGCAGCTGAACACACTTATGGAGATGTAAGTTACAACGGTCATGCTAAAAAAGATCCATCATTTAGAAATGATATGACTAACTTTGGTATCTTAATGGAAATCAAAGGTATAGACACACCATTTGATTGGTCAAGAGCAGCAGTAGAAAAATTACAACATGATGGTGTAGGAACATTTTATTCACCAAGTAGTAGAGTACCATCTAAAACATCAGAAGGCGATTATGTTAAATGTCATGTTGTAAACAGTATGGACATTTTATACGATGCAATTGGTGAGTATGCTTTACACATTGAAGATTTTATTGAAGACATGAAACGCGTATTTCCAACATTAGGGAGTGATTGGGGTGTTTATATGCCTGAAGTAAAATATTTGTCACCTGAACCATTAGTTGATTATGATAATTTATCATTAACTAGGTTTCCTGAAGTACATTTTGTAGGTGATGCATTATCAGCACGTGGAATTACGGTATCAGGAGCACAAGGAACTTATGTTGCTGAATCAATTTTAAATAATTAAATTATGGCGAAAGACGTATTTGCAAAAGCAAGAAAATTAGTTAAACCAGAGGACGGTACAATAGCTTATGTTATTACAATAGATGGAGTTACTAAACTACACAATTGGGATGGTCCAGCTTTAATTAACAAAGAACAAAAAATTAAAGAATATTATCTACATGGATTTGAATGTACATTAGATGATTGGAAAGAAATGAGGAAAGAACGAGCAGGTCTACCTTGGTATAAAAATCCTTCATTAAAAGGAACAGCAAGATTATAATATGAGAATAGGATTATGTGGTACAATGAGTGTTGGCAAAACAACACTTGTAAATGCTTTAAAAGAATTACCTGAATTTAAAGATTATACTTTTAGAACAGAACGTTCTAAATATCTTAGAGATATGGGCATACCTTTAAATACAGACAGTACTTTAAAAGGACAAATTGTATTTGCAGCTGAACGAGCAGCTGAATTAATGCAAGAAAATATTATAACAGACAGAACAGTTATTGATGTTATGGCTTTTAGTAGACTGTCTAAATCTATGGAAACATATGAAAAAGATCAACTAAATAACATGTTATGGAATTTAATTAAAGATTATGATGTTATATTTTATGTAAGTCCTAAAGGAGTAGAAATTGAAGACAATGGTGTTAGAACAACAGACGCTCATTATAGAAATTCTATAGACATAAAAATTAAATCTATTATTAATATGCACAAACCATCAATTAAAAAGCTAGCTCATTTACAAGGTTCTACAGAAAATCGCATTAAACAAATAAAAGACACTCTAGCTTCTTTATAATATATGTATATCATATAATATGGCACAACAAAACATAAAACAGATTATAAAACAAGAGTACATTAAATGTGCTCAAGATCCTGTGTATTTCATGAAGAAATATTGCATGATACAACACCCAACTAGAGGTAGAATTAACTTTAATTTGTATCCTTTCCAAGAAAAAACTTTACACATTTTAGATAAA